AATCGAGCGTCACATCTAACGCGCTCGCCGCAATCTCAAACACGTCTCCGATGCCGACGGCCTTCGAGGCAGAGAGCGGCCCGTACCACAGCATATTCGTTGTGCAAGCCGCTGTGCTCCCGTCCATCAGCGCTATGCCGCAGACGCCAAACGACGCGGCGGCGCTGGCCCATTGAATCAGGCTGCTGTTTTCCGTCGCGCCAGTCACCGCCGTATCCCAAGTGACCACGCGCTGCCGCGCATAGTTCGCGTCGCTGACTTCTGTGCCGAAGGCACTCTCAGTCGGCGTGGTGCTGAACAGCGCACAGTATATCGATGGCGCAGTGTAAGCACCGACGTTGAAGACGTGATCAAGTATTTCGAGCTCTAGGAAGTTGCTGATAGCGCTCATGTTGTAGCCTCCTGCTTGATAGCTTTCGGAACATAGATGACACCCGGCAAGCGCCCGCGCGCCTGCCGTTTTGTGGCATAGATATGTTCGAAGGTCTTCGCGTATTTCCCGACGTTCGGCTCGAAGGTCAAATGTCGCAGCGCCCAATCGCGCAAGTTCCAGGCCGCGCGCTTCTGAATCACCAGATCGGTAATGTATTCGTCCAACGCGGCGAACCATGCGTCAGGTGTGTTCACCACAAGCCGGCCTTGCTTTGCCAGATCGTTGTACGCCAATGATCGACTACCGATCCACGGAACGCCGGCAGTAAGGTATTCGACACCCTTCAGCCACGAGCGGCGTTCGTCATAGGATGCAATCGGCGCGCCTTCACGCCACGGCGGATCGAGCGGGCGCGTGTCCAATGGAGCGATGCCAATATCAAATGTGCTGATCTCTAACGGCCAGTGTTCAGGCCGCACACCGGATTGGCGTATGACCCGATCTCCCCATCGAGACAGTGTGTCTTCAAGCCGTTCCTCGTGTCCACAGAATTTAAGGTGTGCCTGCGGATACTTCTCGAATATGCGATCGAGCGCCTCGATGACACCGGAATATAGCCACGAATCGACGTGTGAGATTGAGCCGCCCCACCCGATAACGATCCATCCTTCGCTGCCATCGCTTGGGCGCGAGACTAGTTCTATCCCGTTATCTGATTTCTGCCGATAGCCAAGCTCTATATCGGCCTTACCTATTGGTTTCTGCTGAATCGGCTCGTACCACAGTCTCCGCGTCCAGTTCGGCAACCAATAGCCTCGGATGACATGCGACCAGTCTTCAAGAATAACCTTGCTCGGCGAGGTCAGCGCATCGGCATGCCGCATGCCTTCAGTCAGCGCCTCAATCGGTGGCGGATTCAGTTCGAGCATGTTGCGTATCCAGTAGCCATGCGCAGGATTCGACGGCGGCAGGTGTGGATAATGATCGTCAACGTCGATGACGACGATCTTTCCCAACGCACGCCAGTAGTCCATCGCCGCCCAGACATCCGGTATGATTGCATTTCGCTGGAACACCAGCACATCCGCGCGGCCCAGCTTTCCTTGTACCTGCGGGTGACTCCAGTCTAGCGCGCTCGGCATGTGGAACAGCTGCGCAGTGCACTTAGTGCGACCAGCTTCGTGTTCGGCATTGATCGCTGAACTGGGCGAAAGGCAGCGCCATTCTGCGCAGTTCCATTCCGTGTCAGAATCGGCATAGAGATAAATAAAGTGCATGTTCAACAGTCCCTAGCTATCGTTTGTCCTCGCCTGCGGGTCTCCGCTGTCAGTGCCGCTTGGCTCACGCGCTTCCGTGTTCCTAAATTGTCCCCGATTGAAACGCGGCACAACCCGATCAGTGTCACCCTCGGCGCCGTCCTTGTCTGCTACTGAGATACCACCAGTCCACACGCGCCCAGTCTGCGTGACACCCAGGCTGGACAAATCAAGCATCTTGAGAACATCCAGAAACGTTTGGAAATCCTTCTTGAAGTTGTCTGCGCGCGTCCGATCGCCGGGGGCCGTGCGGGCATTCGTACGCGATGATTCTGCCATCCAAGCAGCATAGATCGCATTGGCTTGCTTGGCGATGTCATACGCCCCGCTGGTCGCCGGGATAACGCCGTAGCCACGCGATCCAATAGTGCCATTGATGACCGCGCAGCCACTACTCAGCCACGTTGTCACTGCCGCCAGAGTGGGGGATGAGGATGTGCTGAAGTCGCTCGCACTACCGAGCAAATTACGGCACAATGCACCGACGTCGGAGGCTGCTGCGTAAGCCATCGTTCAGCCTCGCTTGAGCCACGCCAATGCACTTGCAGTTGTAATCCCAGTGACGTACAAGCCGCATGGGGAGTTGTACGGGCCGAACATCGTAACCTGATGCGGTGATAGAGCTATGCTCATGAGTTCGCATCCGCTGGTGCAGGCCGTTGTGGTGTAAAACGTAGCCGATCCGGACGCGCCAGCGGTGCGCAGGCCGATCCAAGCCCACACATTTTCGCTGCCAACTATGCAGCCATTAGCTGTGATACTGCTTGCAGTGTTGGGAACTATGATCGCCATGCTGGACAACTCCTATCACATGGCGGCGGGGTGGGGAGATGGACCACCCCGCCGCTGCCAAAGAGGGGGGCGCTAGACTCCGATACGATCTGACTTGTAGCGGATGCGCAGGCCAAAGAGGCCGAAGTTCGAGCCGCTGGTGTTAGCGGCATCGACAGAATCCACGATGAGCTTGAGCGCGAAGAAACCGCTGCGAGTCGATGGCTGATTGAACTGGAATAGCGAGGCCGAATTAATCTCGCTCGCGCTCGTTCCAGTGATGGATGTGCCGGAGGCAGCCGCGCCCAGCGTGCTCGTTCCAGTATCACCGATAGCGCTCCCATTCGGGATCAGATATAGCGATGCACCCACAACGGCTACAGCACTGTTGAGCGTGATGTCTGTCCAGTCCACGAACACCGTGCCGCTGCCGCTGGCGAGTGCCGCGTCCTGCGGCACAGGCCGGACGATCGTGATCGGGCAGGTGCATTTTGTTCCGGTGAAACGCAGAGCCTGCAATGATGCAGACGCGCCGCCACCGATGTTATACATCGCGACGCTGCCCGGCATGACTGGACTGGCTGCTAGAAAGACGTCACCGTAGGGGATATTCTGATCGCGGCTCACAACTCCATCGCCGGTTAGTTGCAGACCGCCACCGAGTAGAAGCTTATTTCCGATTCGAAAAGGCATAACACACCTCCAGATCGCAGAAGCGATCAACGCATCAAGCGCAAGAGATGAACCGAATTGAATGAGGGACGAGTGAGCCTCGCCCCTTGACTATGCAGCAGACTTCACAAGATAGCCGGCATCCGTTGCTGTGAGTTTTGAGTCGAACGAGAAGGAGACCTCGACCACGTCCTGGCGCTCCTGCTCCTCACGCCAACGGAATGTCTTGCGGCCTTGATACGTGAACATATATCCGGCGGTCGGCTGTAGCAGAGCCGCGTTCGGTGTCACGTAGCCGAGCCACAGGTGATTTCCCCATACGTAGCTCAGGCTCGATGTGGCGCCCTCGGCTGCCGTATCGTTGATCGCCGTGCCGACCAGCAGCTTGCCATCGATGCCGAACAACGCAGCAACTGCGTTCAGCGTGACGATGGCAGGCGAGTTCGGGCCAGCAGTGTACTTGATGCGGTCCACGATGTCGGGGTGCTGCTTCACGAAGCGCCACAGGCCGCGACCCATGACCCCGATATTGGCCTCTTGTCCTATTGCGCCCACGATAGTGTTGAGACCAGTTTCCACATCCTCGATGGGCGTGCTGGTATCTGAACTCCAGAGGGGTGAAGGCGTTGCGGACGATGACCAGCCCGTGCTGAATACATCGGCAGCAACTAGCGCCTCTTGCTCCAATAGAACTTGATTCGTCGCCCATCGTGTGCCATCTTCCAGCGGACGCAGTGGATTGTCGGCATTCGCCACAATCTCGTCAGGTACGCCCTTAGCGATGGCGTACTCAACGCACGTGTAGTTGCTGGTGCTCAGACCGTAGTCGCCGCGAGCAGCGCGCGTGCCAGCAGCGCGCGGCTTGGCTTCGCGCCGAAACCAGTCGGCTTTGGTGTAGATGAAATACTTGTCGCTGATCTTCTGGACAGGCACCGCGGGAAACACCTGATCCGCGATGTATTTCGGGTTGATATAGGCGATGCTGATATTGGTCAGCGGCTGATCGATATGAACATTCTGATAGGTTGGCTTAGACATCGCTCATCCTCCTAGCACGCTGCCACGGTGCAGGTTGCAATCGGGAACCAAAAGACTTCGCCGACCACGTCGCCGCTAGTCACGGCAGCCGACAGCCAGCGGCCTACCGCCGGACAGCCCGTTGCCCCAATCGGCTCGACGCGCCCCGTCGAAGCCGCCTTAACAAAACCGCCGTACGTCAGGTTGCATGTGCCGTTCATTTCGCCATACACCTTCGTCAGACCCAACAGCCTGACGCGTGCCTCTTGGCCGGCTGAAGGCGAGTTCTGCAGCACGCCGAGCGGGCCGTAACTGCATACGCTATTGGCACACGCGACGTAGTTAGCGGTCGATGCGGCTATGACGACAGTGTACTGCTTCGACGTCAAGTCCTCATCGGCCAGAAAACCAACGTCGGCGATGCCCATATCACGAGCAGTAGCCATGTTGTTTGCCTCCTAGTGCCCAATGTAAGCACGCGCCAGATCGGGCCGCTGTTCGGAGGCCAGATGCAGCGCATCGCTGTACTTCTGCGGGTCGGCGTTGAACTTCTCGCGATGAACCTGAGAGACCAACGCCTCGAACGAATCGACGGGGGACTCACTGCGGGCCGTTCCGATTTGGCCGAATAGACCCGCCTCGACCAGCGCCTTGTCGGCTGCCGTGATCCAGCCGGTCACAGTCTTAGCCACGTCAGCATTCATCGCCTCCAGCGCCAAGACAGTATCGGCCAGAGTTTCCGGCTTCTCCGGGAATCCCACCAGCGCATTGAACTGCTCGACGAGCTGATCGCGGCGACGGGCGCGCTTCTCGTTATCCAGATCGGTTGCCAACTTCTCGGCCTTCGTCTTGGCCTCGTCGGCCTGCGCTTCCAGTGTCTTGAATTTTTCGCTCAAGACATCGACCTGATCGGCCTTTGCCTTGAGCGCCGCGAACTCTTCTGCCTTAACGGTAAACGTTTCAGGCAGATGGGTCGGCGTCGTTACAACTTGCTTATCACTCATGATCACAACCTCCTTGTCAGATGTTTCTTCACTGACGCCGATCCCGGCGTCTACAGCGATCCCTTGCGCCTTAGCAATGACTCGCTGCTTGACCTCTGCTGATAAACTGCTCTGCGGGATGCGCGCGAGCGCATTGCGGAGATGTGGCAGGTCGATCTTGCCCGATGCATCCTTGTACGGAAAGTGGCGCAGCGAGCGCGGAACGGTTCGACCATCTTCATCCTTGTCACCTCCTGGCTCTATGAACAGGAAAGCAGAGTCAGGCAGATCGTTCATGAAGGCAGTCGTCCACACCGCGAAGTCATCGGTGATATGATCATCGCTGGCCTTCTCGTCTGGCACATCCTTGAACAGCGCCATCATCTCGTCCATGATCGTGCGCATCTTATTCTTCATGCGCTGCATCACTGGCATATCACTATCGTTCATAGCGCCTCCATCTGCTGAGAACAACGCGACGTTGTCATGAGAGAAGTAAGGCCGGTCGGTCAGAGCCAGACCGACCATCACGTTATCGTGATACTCACCTGTCTGCGGGTCTTGATACTTTGCACCGTCTAGCAGGCTCCAGATGATTTCAGGACTCGTCGCGTCGAATCGCTTAGCCTTGATCAGCTTCCGGCCTTCGTCGGTAAACTCGTAGCGTGTGGCATACAGCCCCGGCCCATCGTCTCCGTTCTCAAGATACTCAATGTCGCGCACCGTGCCGATTTTGCCGACGCCCGCGTGATTCTCGTTGATCGGGACCCGAAAGCGCGGCAGGCCGGCCTTGAAGTTAGCCGCGATCTCTTTGAGCCGATCCGAATCGATATCTAACTCACGCTCACCCCGATAGAATTTGCCGACGGGCATGATCCGAATCGCCTCGCCGCGCAGAACACCATCTAGCGAAGCGAACGGTTCAAAGGCTAATCGTTGTCCTGTCACACCGTCTCCAATACACGCTCGTACTCCGTGAGCTTGCCTGACTTGGCGCGTCTCTCTGCATCGTCACGTTGCGCCCGGAAACGCGCCGCGCGTTCCGTGCCGACCTGCTTCTCGAAGCGCGTGTATTCGGTTGTGTGAAAGCCAGGGGCGTTGTATTGGACACAGATCGGAGCATAAAGGCGAACCAGTTGCGTTCCGCAATCGGGACAAGTCGGCATTGGTGCCATCATCGGCTTGACGATTTCGTGCTGATCTTCGCAATGTGGACAGCGCGCATCGTAGGTTGGCATAGACACCACAAACGAAAAGGCCAGTCTTGCGACCGGCCTCTGCAAACCGATATATGTGGATTAAAGAGATTCTCGGCTGCCTTTTCCGTCCCGTCATCCATCTCTTGATTCATGTTCGATGGCCCATTCGCAGCACCCTTCTCATCGCCTATTGCTTCCTTCGGCGCAACTGGCTTGCCTGGCACTGGTTCAGATGGAGACATCGACTTGATCTGTATCGGCCTCTCCGGCAGATCGGCAAATGCCCGAATGTATTTCTCCAACTCCGGCTCGACGACCAGCGCGCCCACACCGGCCAACTTGCTGATGTAATCCGACAGCTCCGCCAACGAATAGCGACCGACCGTATCGTGTCGGATGCGCGGATACTGCTCAATCCCCGGAAACGAGTTGAGACGGAAGAGGCGCTCAGCGCCATATCGGTTGATCGTGTCCTCCATCGAATCAGCCCAGCCGGATACTGCCGTTGTGAAGAAGTCTTGAGACGACTCACCCAACGCCCGCGCGCCGACCTGATTCATGCCCAAGTGAATGAACTGCGCCAAACCGACCATCGTCATGCGTTGCTCGTAACGCGTGATGACAAGATTAAAGTCCAACGCTTTACTACCGGGGGGAGAAGCAAACTCAAACAGCACACCTTCACCCTCGCGTGCTCCGCCGCCCATCTTGGCAAACGGCACGAGCAAACCCATCTGTTCATCAACTCGGATATTACGGAGTGCGTCCTGAATCAGCGATGCATCGCTGTTCGGATTGCTCAGGTTCTTGCCCACATCTGAACCGAGATAGGCAACCGGGAAGCCAGCACCGATGCGTTCTGCGCTGATGGCTTCGATTTCCTCCAGGTTCTTCTTCATGTACCATGCTGGATACATGGCACGCAAGATAGATCGGCCTTCGGGGTTCGCCTTGTCAGTTGAAGTGCGGAATAGGATAGATTTGTCTATGGGAATGTGGGTGAGCTTGTAGTCGGGTGGAGCTGTCTGGTTGATGCCCTGAAGCCCGCCGTGATCATCGAAGCTCCACGGCGTGCCCGGCGCAAGAGAATCCGTGCCGAGCATCAGCCATTTACGCCACCCGATCTTCCCATCGCTGTACTTACTGCTGGCTTCATTGCGTAATCCTGCCCGCTTTTTGTAGACGACCTCGAATGGCTGGAATCCATCGCGCATCATATTCAATATCTGATCGATGGTATCCGACCAGCTTTGGCTCATATCATTCATACAACTGTCGAGCCATTCTGACGCTTTTTGATCTGCGCTGGATACCCCCGCTGGATCAACGTACCACGACACGCGCCGCAGCGTCATGCGTATGGCTTGCAACACAGCCGCCACGATCGGATCGTCTGCCATCTCCTTGAACAGCGCCAGCTTTTTATTGAGCGGCCTGAATACTCGATCGTAATCTTCATCGATGTCGCCACCAAAACGACGCAAGCCAGTCGTGCCGATCTCGGCAAAGCGATTTCCGCCAACATTGGATCGCCCATTACCGTTACCGCTTGCTTGAAAGCTCTCTACCTGAACGCGCCCCGCCTTGGCAATGCGGTAGACATGCGACTTGCTCAGCCCATATCGAGCGGCCAACGCCTCGGCTTTCACGCTTTTGCCAAGTGTCCGGGCTATCTCGTCGTTGCGCTGTTGAAATTCATCCATGTTGCCCATCCTTCGGAATTGACCAAATCGTTCCCTCAATTCGACGCGTTGGATTGCGTTCTGTGTGGATGTAATACGCTGTCAAGACACGTTCATCGTCAAGTTGTATACTGCTCGGATACCCTACATCAAAATCTGCCCCATCGGCACGCAACACTACCTCGCGCTCTATTCCCCATGTTTCTCCCTCGTCACCGCTTAGGCAGGAACGAACACCGAAAGGAGCGCGCCGGTAGCCATACGAACACAGAATGCGCCCATCATTCAAGCGAAGCAAGGATGGGGGAAGCCCACGCATCGGTGTAGCAGAAGGAGGCTGCCACCACCGACCCAAATTCCAGCCATGCGTCTGATATATCCATGTGCTTCTGCCAATTCTTTTGTCAAGTGTTCGCAAGGCACACAGAATATGTCCCCCGTCGAGATACACCAAACTCGGCTCAGAGAACTCGATATAGTCTGTGTTTTTTACTATTGGGATGAATTCCTGCCATGTGGTGCCACCATTGAATGAGCGCGTTAGCCAACATCCAGCCACATCATATACGGCCAACAATAGTGTTCCGCCTCCGCATTCGATAATCGGATGGCACGCCGCCACAGAGTGACCGTGTTGAGTTATCTGCATAGGATTGCCCCATGTCCGCCCCTTATCGAATGAGCGACGAATCCAAATCCCATCCATGCGGCGCGGCTTCCGCCAATGGAAATATGACAGAATGAAAGTGCCATCTTCCAGAACTGCTAAGCACGGATCTTGAATCCCTGTATCATCGATATGTGCCGAGATAGGAGCGCCGACCATACGCCATGACATCACACCGCCAACGGCCCGCTTGATAATTGCCATAGATTCATAGTGAATATGCGTCTCATCTACCTTGACAGGCGCGTGGCGGAACACAGTGTAGAGATTTATCCCGTCCTGACAGATACGTGGGAATGATGAATAACCATCTTCGGAATGTATCGTAAAGCTCTTCATCATATAGATGTTGCCCCTCAGCTTGATTGAATAATAGTCCCCTATCTGCGCCATCCGCGCCGATTATCGTTCCGACCCCAACGCCCACCCGATAGCGGCTTGCGCACGAAACGCGATGGAGATTGTGCATCGCCGACTGCCGCGCTCATTGTGCCATCAGGCAGAAACTGTGTGAAGGCCAATCTATTAAATGCGCCACTCAGCGCGTCTATTTCGTCTTTGTAGCGTCCCATCGGAAAGATCGATAACCGATCTAGAAAACCCGCTGTCCAGTCGGCATCGACCACAAACACATTGCCAGCTTCTGCTTGCGACGCGACCGGTTGCGCTCGGATTTCTTTGCTGCCCGTAGATGGCTCTGCGTTCACTGGATAGCCGGCCAGCATGCGAATCGTCGCCTCCGCGCTCTCTTTGCCGCCGCTGCCAGGCTCTTGCTCTGTCCAGATGTGAACCGCATTGCCATAGCTCTGCGCGTCCTCTCGTGCTGTGGCAAGGATAATCTCATCGCGCCGGCCGATAGACCACTGACCGCGTCGCACATCCTCAATGTAGATTTTGTCTTGAGCGTCTTTTGCCAACAGTAAGCCTACGGTAAAGCTGCCTCCAGATTCGGTCCCCGCCTTGTCCCACCAACGCACACGGGCCGCGTTGTGTGGCACGCTGGCAACGATCTCGAACCACTCGCGCTTAAACATCCCACCGCCGCGCGGTGCTGGCCTCTGTTGCAGTTGCCCCGCTGTGCCATATGAGCCAAGCTCACGTTTCAACTCATCCAATACATCCGTCCCGAATCGATCCGGCCATAGCAATTCGCTATCCTGCTTGCGTGGATCGCTCCAGCCGATACCCGTGATGTAGGTTGTCGGCTCATACTCCGACGGCAGACAGAGGTGCTCATACCCACCTTGTTCCAGCACGTGCCCGCTCAAATCGTATTCATGGATGCGCTGCATAACGATAATCTTAGCGCCTCGTTTGGGATCGCTCAGACGCGTGCTCATCGTCTCATCCCACCAAATGAGGACATTCTCGCGCATCTGATCGCTTTCGCCCTCGTTGGTCTTGTGAGGATCGTCAGCCACAACAAAATCCCCACCTTCTCCTGTAGCCGATCCACCCACGCCGGTTGAGAGACGATACCCCGTCTTGTCATTCTCGAATCGCCCTTTCACGTTCTGATCGCTGGTCAACTGGAATATATCGGCCCATTGCCTTTGATACCACTGCGATTGAATCAGCCGGCGACATTTGAGGCTGTCGCGGATCGCGAGCGAATCGGCATACGAGGAGAACAGCCAACGCGTTTCGGGCTTGCGGGTCCAGACCCACATCGGCCAGAACACAGATACGCTCAAGGACTTCATGTGACGAGGCGGGATATTGATGAGCAGGTTGCGGATCTGTCCGTTCGTGACGGCAACCAGATGCTCACAGATCGCGTCAATGTGCCAGCCGTGGACGTATTTTGTGACGGGTTCTAGCACGTGCCATGCGCCACGAATGAACTCAGGCAGCGTCGGCACTGCGGGCTGCTCACTCAACCGAGCCGCCCGCCTCACACGCTCCAGCATCATCGAGTTGAATGCCTGTGCTGACATGCTCATAGCATATAAAAAGACACTCCCAGATGGGGAGCGTCTAGCATCGCTCAAATTCGCGCCGTATGCGCCTAGTGCACTATTGCACCACAGTGTACCACTTTGAAAACCGAGGGTCAATATCGTATCGTGCTCGGCTTCGGCTTGTTAGTGTAGAATTTTCTTGCCTTGCCGCATCTCGAACAACGCACCTCAAGATCACCAGCGACGATGCCACCGATGCGAGAGCGACAATTCTCACACAGCCAGCCGATGCCTTTCGGCCAATGCGGAGAGGTCTGCGTCTTGACCTGAATTCGAGCATTGATAGCCGATAGATGCGGATTTTTTTCCAGCATTGTCAGCGCCCACATCGTAGGGATGCATACATCGGATTCAGTCAACGCCCATGCCTGCCATAGCAAACGGAACATTTCAAGGTCTTCGGGTGTATCCAGTTCAGTTCGAACAGGATCGAGATATTCGCGCATTGGCAACTGAAGTTGCACCGCCTGGAAGCGACTCAGCCGCCGCCAATAGAACAGCCCTGGATGTTCACGTTCATCACCTGTAGATTCAGCAGCGATGGTGTCCCATGCAGACCGACTCCACACATCTGTAGTGCCGGCGTATGTAATGCGCTCGTGATCGATCCCATAGTGCAAGCCATCCGCGCCTGTCTCAGTCAGCACATCGAGACGCCAGTCGGCCAAAGCGACATCCACCAACGGATTGTCACCCAGTCCGCGTGCGATCCATTTCGCATCAGGCGCATACCGCTTGATCGCTGCATCCATTTGTAGTACGACATCAGTCGGATGTCCACGAGAGCAGGGCACGCCGCATGACTGAGCCAGCGCCTCGATCGGATTGTCCTCTACACCGGTTGTCGTTGTGACAATAATCGCCGGCTGCCGACGCGAGTGCTTGCGCCAACGAGTGATGATCTGTACAAGGTTGGGCGTGCCATCGACACAGTAGGAAAGCAACACCTTGTCAGGCAAGCGAGTGCTGAACATTCTCGCGGCTATCACGACGGCATAATCAGTCATGCAAGAATTACTCCGCACTTCATCGCTGCGACTGCCGCCTCTGCCCGTTGCTGCGCCTTATCAGGTGTATAACCTGTGGCAAGTGCTTGACCCCAACGATCAGGATGGCAAGTAACAGGCTTGACAACATCGCCTTCTTGGATATTCCAGGTTGCAACATCGAAAGGCGTTCGCGTGATAAATCCTGAATCCGTCAGATCGGGCTTTCTGATAACAGTCTTTCCGATGTCCTCTTTCGTTGGGAATACGTACCTCTGCGAAACGAACCCGCGCGCGTAATACTCCGGCTCCTCCAGCGTGTATCCTAGCGCCGCCTTAATTGCCGCGCCAACGAAATCGACGCCGTAGGCCAGTGGGTGACCATGAGAGGCGAAGAAGCCACCGGATAGACGCGCAGCCAACTCGATGACGTAGACGCGCCCAGCGTGGATCAC